GGTCCTGACGGACGAGCTGTACGTTGACGAGGTGGACGGCTTCTACGGGAAGCCGACGCAGATGCACCGCGTCAAGCTGATGGACCGCCAGGTGGTGATCGAGTCCTTCTGCCGCGACGAGAGCGGGAAGGTCAACAAGGAGAAGGAAGAGATCGTCCTCAAGGCGACGAACGGGACCCGCGTCCAGGGCGGCCCGCCCTCGCAGTTCATCTCCGACATGGTGGCGGTGGTCGAGTCGTGGAAGCTCCCCTCGGGCCCGAAGGCGAAGGACGGCCGGCACTGCATCACGCTCGACTCGGGCTGCCTCTTTGACGAGGAGTACGAGAAGAGCTTCTTCCCCTTCAGCCGCTTCTCATGGAAGTCCCGTCTCGTCGGCTGGCACGGAGCGAGCCTCGCTGAAGACCTGATCGGCACCCAGGTGGAGATGAACCACCTCCTCTACATGATGCAGAGGGCCTTCCGGCTGGTCGCCGGCTTCGCGATCTTCGTCGAGCACGGCTCCGTGCCCGACAGCAACTTCAACGACAAGATGGGGAAGATCATCCATATCCCCAAGGGCGCGCAGAAGCCGGAGTACCTCACCCCGCCGGCGCTCAACGAGCAGTACTTCAAGCACTTCGAGCAGGTGAAGGCTCGCGGCTTCGAGATCGCTCGCATCACCCAGCTTTCGGCCACCGGCGAGAAGCCGGCGGGCCTGGACTCGGGCGAGGCCCAGCGGGTCTACCACGACATCGAGGGCGAGGGGCTCCAGTACGCCTCGAAGCGCTACGAGCAGTACACACTCGACACGATCGCCCTCGTCCTCGACGTAGTGCGGGATATCCAGACGCGGGAGGGGGGCTACAAGCTCAAGGCCCCCGTCGCCTCCTCTTCGATGCCTGGGAAGCGCTTCCTCCGGACGATCAACTGGAAGCAGGTGGACATGGAGGAGGACGAGTACGTCCTCAAGTGCTACCCGACCTCCAACCTCCCGAACACCCCCGCCGGCCGCCTCGCGACCGTTACGGACCTCACGCAGGCAGGCTTCATCGACGGCGAGACGAGCCGGAAGCTGATGGACTTCCCCGACCTCGCGCAGGTCGAGACGCTCCTCGGTGCGGCGGAGGACTGGATCTGCTCCGTGCTCGACAAGCTGATCGAGGACGACGACTTCGAGCCGCCCGATCCGCTGATGAACCTCGCCATGGCGGAGAAGCTCTGCCTTCAGGAGATCGCCCTCGGCGCGGTCGCCGGCATGGAGGACGAGAAGCAGGATCTCCTCCGCACCTGGCTCTCGCAGGTCCAGTACCTGAAGGCACAGGCCGCCTCCGCTGCAGCGCCGCTCGCCCCCGTGGCCGCTCCACAGCCGGGGCTGGGTGCGCCGGTAGAGGGCGCTCCGCCGGCCGGTCCGCAGCCTGGCCTCGGCGCGCCGATGCCCCCTCCCCAGACGCCGCTCCTCCCGGTGAACGGCGCCGCTCTTCCCTCTCCGGGCTAAACCCGCTTCACTAGGAGTCACCATATGCCACTCGAAGGAACCATCCGTCCCGTCTCCACCGGTCCTGCTGTCGGGGCTCCCGGCACCAGCACGCAGGTCGTGAAGTTCTCGGACGGCGGAGCCGCTCCCCCGTCCATCCCCACCCCCGAGGCTGCCGCTGCGGCTGCTGCCGAGAAGGCCGCCTCGGAGAAGGCCGCTGCGGAGGCTGCTGCCAGCGCTCGCCCGCCCGAGGTCGAGTCCTGGCGTGTCGCCGCTCTCGCCCAGAAGGAGAAGGCCGCCCGTGACGCGGCTGCCAGCGCCAAGGCCGACCGGGCTGCGGCGGAGTCGATCCGGGCGCAGATCGAGCAGGAGAAGCAGCGCTTCGCGCAGCAGCAAGCGCTCTACCGGCAGAACCCGATGGCCCTCTTGCAGGACCACGGCTTCGACTACGATTCGGTCACACGCTACGTCGCGCAGGGTGGGTGGAGTCCCGAGCAGCAGCAGGCCGCCGCCCTCGCCCAGCAGCAGGCTCAGATCCAGGCGCTGGCGCAGCGCCAGCAGGAGGGCCTGAAGCAGATCGAGGAGCGCCTCGCGAAGGAGCGGAGCGAGTCCGAGGCGGCCCAGGCTGCCTCCCAGAAGCAGCGCGAGGAGGCCGCCGTCGCTGACTTCAAGGCGGAGATCGGCTCCTTCGTCAAGGCGGAGGGGGAGGCCTATGAGATGATCAACCTCGCAGGGCCCAACGCGATCGAGCAGGTCTACAAGACGATCCGCCAGCACTTCGAGGCCAGTGGTGAGCGACTGTCCTACAAGGCCGCCGCCGACAAGGTCGAGGAGGAGCTGTTCACCGAGGCGCAGAAGATCGTCGAGGCCTCGAAGAAGCTCAAGAGCCGCTTCGCCCCGCAGCCGGCGCCGCCCCCGCCGGCCCGGGTGCCGCCTTCCCCCGGCCTCGGCGGGGCCCGTGGTGTGCCTCCTCCGGCCGCTGCAGCCCCTGTGGCAGCTCCCGCGGAGCGGACTGGCCCTGAGACCGAGGTCCAGCGCCGGCAGCGTGTCACGCGCGAGATCGAGGCCTCCTGGGCCCGCGCGAGGGGGCAGGTCCGGTGAGCAAGGCGACCAGGCGGAAGGGCGCCCGGGGCGAGCGGTGGCTCACCCTCGACCGGAGCGCCGCCCGGCGCCGGGCCTTCACCCACGGGCTCCACCTCGTCCTCACGGATCCGAGCTTCGGGCCGTCGCTGGTGGCCGGCACCGCGCCGAACTGGGAGGGCATGGCGATCCTCTCCAACGTCGAGAAGGCGAAGGTGCGGGTGGACGTGCTGGCCTTCGCGAAGGCCTCCGCGGAGGAGCGCAAGCTCGCCATGGAGGGGCCGCCGATCAAGCCCAAGAAGAGGAGCATGGTCGAGCGGGTCAAGCAGGCCTTCGGGAGGGTGCTCGGCACCTGACCTGAAGGAGAGTAGGACCCCTCCAGGGGACCCGGACAGCGGCGGGAGTCTCGGTGAGCCACGACCCCGCCGCTCTCCCTCGAAGCGACCGAATGGAGTGCCGCCGCTGCGCGGGCTGTGAAGCGACCGGATCACAAGACGACGCAGTACCCACGGTCTCTCACCGCCACGCCCGGTCTACCCGGGCCCTCTCGTAGGAGCAGCGCACATGGCAACCAGCTACGGCAGCTTCACTGCCAACGATGGCTCGTACTCCAACATGACCGCCCTCCAGGCGATCCTGAAGGAGTACTACGGCCCCCAGCAGGTCAAGAACCTCGTCTACAAGCGCAACAAGTGGCTCGCGATGATCCACAAGGAGGAGGACTGGAGCGGTCTCGTCGTGCCGGTGCCGGTGGTCTACGGCAACCCGCAGGGCGCCTCGGCCGACTTCGCCACCGCCAAGGCGAACCAGAGCGCGAGCAAGACGACCCGGTTCATCATGAACTGGACCCAGGACTACGCCCTCGCCACCATCACCAACCTCGTCAACCTCGCCTCCCGCAACGACGCGGGCGCCTTCCTGAAGGCGGTCCAGAACGAGATGAACGGGGCCCTCCGCACTGCCGAAAACCGGCTGGCCGGCGGCCTCTTCCGCTCCTCGACCGGCACCATCGGGCGGACCACCACGGCTGGCATCGCTGCCACGACCTACCTCGTCACCATGCTCGACACCATGTCGATCACCCAGATCGAGGTCAACCAGGCCCTCTCCTTCTCGACCACGGACGGCGGCGCCTCGGCTGCCACCAGCCAGGTCGCGACCTTCGTCAAGTCGGTCAACCGCGCCAACGGCACCTTCGTCGTCTCCGCCACTGCCGGCGGCGCCGCGGGCATCCCCTCGGGCCTCTCGACCGGCACCCAGTACTACGTCCGCACCCACGGCGACAATCTGGAGTCGGCCGGCGGCGGCGCCCTCAAGATCAACGGGCTCGCTGACTGGCTCCCGACCACCGCTCCTTCCGCTGGCGACAGCTTCAACGGGGTGGACCGCTCGCTCGACGCGAGCCGCCTCGCCGGCATCCGCTGGGACGGCTCCTCGCAGACGATCGAGGAGGCCCTCATCGACGCTGCTGCCCTGGTGGCTCGCGAGGACGGCACGCCCGAGCTGGGCCTGACCAACCACTTCACCTTCGCCGCGATCGAGAAGGCTCTCGGCTCCAAGGTGAACTACGTCAGCTACGAGCACGACGAGGTCCCCGGGATCGGCTTCCAGGGCATCCGCGTCCACGGTGCCGACGCGGAGATCAACCTCTTCGCGGACCGCAACGCTCCCTCGCAGCGGATCTACCTGCTCGACCCGGATACGTGGACCCTCGGGTCCATGAAGTCCTGCCCGCACATCCTCACCGAGCTGGACGGGCTCACCGAGCTGCGCGACGCGAACGCCGACTCGACCCAGATCCGCATCGGCAGCTACGCGATGCTCGTCAGCAACGCTCCAGGCAGAAATGCCGTCGTGACCACGCAGGTTTAGATGACAGTCTCTGTCATTTCCTCTCGAAAGGAGACCTGTCAATGGCACAGCGCATGATGGCGAACCGGGTCTACACGGGCCAGAAGGACGTGAAGCTCCCCAACGTGGTCCTCACCGGCACGGGCGCCACGGCCCCGACGATCGTTCCCAGCCGTTCCTGGGGCGTCGCTTCGATCAGCCGCTCGGCGGCCGGCAAGTACGTCCTGACCTTCGGCACCTCGGTCAACGGGCGCGTCAACCTCGACGTGTACCGCGAGTTCATGGGGCTGATCGCCACCGCGATCGGCACGGGCGGCGCCGATCCGGCCGTCACCCAGGTCGCGGTGATCGACGACAGCACCGCCGTCGCCGGCACCTGCACGCTGACGATCCAGTGCTACGGCCCGACCGGCTCGGCCGCGGACCTGGCCGCCAGCGAGACCCTCTGCCTCGTCCCCCTCTTCTCCGACTCGTCGGCCGTGTAGGGGGCACCATGAGCGAGAAGAGCGACCTCTTCTTCAAGTCGATCGCCTCGAAGGGGCCCGTGGAGGGCGCCAGCGACGCCATGCCGCCCGCCGGGCCGTCCGAGCCGGATGGCGACGAGGGCGGGGGTGACCTCTCCGACGCGGAGAAGCTCGCCGCCTACGAGATGCTGGAGGCGATGAACGGCTCCCCCGGGAGCGCCCAGACCCGCGCGGTCGCTTTCGGGAAGGCCCTGAAGAGCTTCCTCTCGATCTCCGGCTCCGAGCCGGAGCCCGAGGCGGCTCCGCCCGGCCAGGACCCGTACTAGGAACGCGGCGAACGAGTGAACCGGCGGAGGGGCGGGGAAGTCTCCTGCCCCTCCGCTTCTACGAGAGGCGGCTATGGCACTCCCTGGTGGCAGCATGACTCTCGCCCAGCTCCGCGAAGCGGTCCGCTCCGAGAGCGACACGCAGGGTGACAGCCATATCAGCGACGACGACCTCCTCGCCTACATCAACGGCTCCTACTTCGAGCTGTACGATCTGCTCGCCACCTCCTTCGGCGAGGACTACTTCACCTCCCGCGCGGTGATCTCGGTCGGCGGCGGCGTGGAGTTCTACCCGCTTCCGGACGGCACGCTCTACGAGAACGCCCCGGCCTACTACAAGGGGCTCCTCGTCGAGGGCTCTCTCGACGGCGGCCTCAACTGGATCACGCTCCACCGTTTCAACCTGGGCGAGAAGAACCGCTATTCGATGATCCAGCAGGCGCTCGTCACGAGCCAGCAGTACCCCCGCTACCGGGTGCAGGGCAGCGAGATCATGTTCCTCCCGAAGGTCAGCGGCGCCCTGAAGGTGCGCCTCTGGTACGTCCCGAAGCTCGACCCGCTCTTCGACGACGGGGACCTCGCAGACGACCTCTCCGGCTGGCTGGAGTACGTCGTGGTGGACGCTGCGATCAAGGTGCTCGGGAAGCAGGAGCGCGACGCGAATCTCTTGGCGGCCCGGAAGGCCGGTCTGAAGCAGCGGATCGAGGCCTCCGCCCCGAAGCGTGACCTCGGTGAGCCGAACACCGTCACCGAGACCGGGGAGAGCGCAGGCGCCTACCCCGGCGGCCCCTTCGGCGCCTTCCCCTTCCCGTGAGCGGCCCTTCTCGACAGACGGT